CACTAGCCGATGTAAAACTAGCACATCAACTAGCCGTATTGAATATGGCTGCAGTGTGGGGCGTTGTGTAAACAGTACCAACCAACTAAGTAAATAAAAAGCACTACTATAATTTACGTAGTGCTTTTTTGTAAGCTCTAACTACTGCGTAACAGTTACTAAAAGGTATAATTACTTTTATTAGTATTAGTAATTAAGTAGTACATAAGGAGCTGCTAATGTGGGAAATGATTGGTGTTATCGCGGCTATAACTTTTGCTTTTTTAGGCTCCCTTAAATGGGCTCTTACAACTTACACTCATTACAAAGTGACGGCAGATAGAGAAGCAATAGACATAAAAAGTTTGCAAATACGAGTTGAAGTATTAGAGTCAGATATGAAATCGTTAACACATGGAAACATATTAATGTCTGATAGTTTTCATGCAGAAATTAACAAAGTCTTACACAAAATGGCAGGAGATGGTAATGAATGATATTAAAGTCATGGTTGTTGAAAATAACCAAATAGACATGAGTGTTATTACAGAAGCATTAACAGCAGCAGACATAGATTACATAGCAGTGGGCAATAGTAGAGATGCACTTTCAGTAGCTTTAAAGTATAAGCCTACTATTGCTATTTTAGACACGTACATGCCAGACCTTAGTGGAGAAGAAGTAAGAAAGCAGTTACATACGCATCCTGCTACTAGTAACATAAAAGTAATATTTTTAAGCGCTGCTGAAAGTATTGACGATACACTGTTTGGGTTAAATCTTCACGTATCAGCATACTTTAAAAAAGGTGTACGAATAGGTCAAATTATCAACAGTATAAATGCTATTGATGGCGCAACTAAATTACGTGGGTCAGTAAATAGTTTTGCTAGTATGTCTAAAGTACTAAATGATAAATACTCAAATATATGTGCTTTGCATTAGTGACTAGATAATGCTTGATTACTAATCCAACCAGTAATAGCAGACTCTCTTACTAAACCTGCTTGTAACATTTCATTAATACTTTTACAGGTTTTGTCAATTACCCACTCTCCGTTAATTTGGCAAGCTAATTTAGTCTGGTTATTAACGCGCATAAGAGCATAATTTCTTGGGTAGTTTTTTACAGGTAATTTAATAAACTTGTGCATAGGTAATCCATTAAAAATGTATAAGTATATTTTGTGGTTGAGATATTATGATGTGTTTAAATTATAGTCAATAAAAAAGCACCGTAATTGGTGCTTTTTTATTTATTTATCAAGTTTAAATTACCTATTTTTTGCTAATCCATAAATTCTTTTGAGAACTACTTCTAGTAGTACCTACCCAGTAAGTTATTGATGCACCCCACAAAGCACTTATTTGTCCTACTAACATGTATGCCATTTCTTGATTTTCTTCTGGAAGTTTTTCATTAAACATTGTGTAAGCCAATATTGCTACAATTACAGTTAAAGCCAATACGATAACAGCCGGCATTTTAGAATCAAAGTGATTGTCTCTAGCATTTTGTTTATCATTTAATTCAGCTTCAAGCGTACCAAGTGCTAACCCTTGCAGTTTTTCTTTATGTTCCATTTCCCATTTTGCTAACTCAGTCCGGTTTTCTGCATTATTAAGGGCAGAGTTAATAGCGGCAGGAGTTGGATCAACCCCTAAAACATTTGCTATAAGTGCACCTACGGTGGCCCCTGCAGGGCCACCTATTAACGTTCCTGCTAAAGGGGCAACTTTACCTACTATGTCTTTTACGCTTGCCCAGTTCAATTTTGAGTACTACTACGGTAGGTGGCATCTCTTGAATCTACATGTACAAACGTGTCGTATAAAATAAATCCAAATTGTGATTTAAACTTTTCACATAAATACAGGTACATTTCGCTTGGAGCTACATCAGGAGAAGATATGTCGGCAGCTTTACCAGATAAATGGTAAGACTTTTTAGCGCCCCCCACAGCTTTATTGTGCCGTGCACAGCGGAAACCAGAAGATACGTTTATTGTTTTACCAAAATGCTCACGCACGTTAGTAAGTAATTCAAGCGTCATTGCGTCTATGGTGTCGTAGCCGCAGCCACACTTACAAGCAAACTCGCTACGTTTAAAATATTGGTTTAGTTGCATGTTTTTCCTATTTAAGAGGGAGATTAATAGTCAGACTATTGAATCATTTAGTGACGCAGAGTGTTCTGCAGTTGGGGGTTTTGTAATTAGTGCTTGAGAAGGGACTAATTGATGTCATAATGTTTTAAAGTTAGCGCAATGCTTACCTAGTAATAAAATACTACATGCCCCAGAAAAGTAAATACTTTTTCTCAAACTTCCTATCTGCCTTCTAACCCCTTGAGGTTAACATGTCACCATTAAACAAGATTTACACACATACTGATTACCCACTAGTACTAATATACAAAGACGCGCAAGGTGCAGTTATAAACCTAGCAGGCGCTTCTGCTGAATTTATGATAAGCAGAACTGTTTATTCCACTCCTGTTATTACTGTGGCAGCTACAATAAATGGACCTGAAGGTAAAATTACTTTTGGTATTACACCTACTGATACTGCATTAGTTCTTGATGACAAAGATTCAGAAAAATTTATTTGTGGTGCAGTTCTTACTTTAGATGGTGCACGTATTCCGCTGTTTCAAACAACGGTAGATATAGTTCGTAGCTTGGTTACCCCCTAACATCTAAATTAAGAGTACTACATGCCTATTAATCAAAACGATGATGGTTTAATAACCATAATTTCTACAGATCACGTAGTGACAATTACTGAGCCAGTAAACAAAGTTAATATTACTTCTCCTTCTCCTAATATTGTTTTAGACAGTGTAGGGCAAACTGTATCAGTTGTTACTCCCCAACCATTAGTAGTAATTGACTCTGATAAAGAAGGTCAAAATCCTTATTTTGATACTTCTCCTGCATTAACTATCATAGCTGGTATTGCAGGGTTACGTGGTTTTGTAAAAGTAGATTTATCGTGGGTAGAGTTAAACGTTACAAGCCATCATAGTCATGTAGAAGTTTGGCGCAGTCAGATTAATAATGTAAGTTCTGCAATTTGCGTAGGCGAAAGCCGCACGCAATCTTTTACAGACCCCGTAGACCCAGGTAAAACATATTTTTATTGGTTTAGAGGTGTTACTTATGTAGGAAATAAAACTGACTACTTTGGTAATTTTGAGGTAGCACACAGTTCTTTTACATTAAGTGGTTCAATTACAGCTTTGTTAGCTGAAGTGTACGCTGCAATTACTCAATTAGAGCAGTTTCTTTTACAAAATACAGCTAACGCAATTGAAGATTTAGACACAAAACTTACAAACAATATTTCAAGTGAAGTGACCACTTTAACTCAACTAATACACTTAAAACATGATGAGTTAGTAGCAAGTCTTTTATTACTAGATAATTCTCTTAGAGCAAGCGACGTAATAAATTACAATAATTTGCACTCGCAAATACTAGTTGTTATATCCAGTGTTTCAACAGTAATAACTAGTGTCAATAATCTTACAACTTCTTCTATTGATGGCGATGCTTTGCTTAGTGCACGAATAGATTTAATTAGTGCAGACTATGTAACTTTAGCTGCAGAAATTACTGCATTAGCAATAACACTTCATGCAAAAATAGATGCAGAAACTGCTGCACGAAACGCAGATGTAGCTGCTCTTTATGCAGCACAAAGCTCAATAAGTAATGAGTTAACTGCAGCTATATTATTACTTAACGGTAATATCTCTGCTCAATTTGAAAATAGTACAGCATCAATTAATACAGTTAATGTGGCGTATGCAGATTTAAATAGTGCGCTAGCTAGTACTACTACTACATTAACAGCGTCTATAGAGTCAGAAAGACTTAGTAGATTTGCACAAGTAGAAACTGTTAATTTAGCTTACGTCACATTAAATTCTGCATTGGCAAGTACTACAGAAACTCTTACAGCACGAGTAAACTCTGAGGCAGCTACAAGAGCAGCATCAGTATTAACAACTAATCAAGCATACGCAGATTTAAATGGGGCACTGGCATCAACTACTTTAAACTTAAATGCGTCTGTAGAAACAGCTGAATCATCTATGATAGCTCGTGTAGTTAATGAGACTCAAGCTAGAGTAGCTGAAAATCTTGTATTAGCATCAGATACGTCTCTTTTGAGTGCAAGGATGACAACTGAAACTACGCTAAGAGAAGCAGCTATTAATACGGAAAGAGTTGCTAGAGTAACTAATGAAAGTTCTACAGCAAGTTTAGTTGAGACTATTTCAGCAGGGATATCGAACAGTGAATTAACTATTAACTCACGAATATCTGATTCAGCAACTGCATTTGCAGACAGCACAACTGCATTGGCAAGTCGTGTTCAATTAGCAGAAGCAAGTATAGAAACTGCAGAAGGTGCTCTTATTGCACAAACTGGGTTAATACAAAATGTTACTGTTTCTCTTGAAGGTACAGCCCAAGCAGTAACGGCACTACAATCTAACATTACAACAGGTGATGGAAGTAGTGCAACGGCTATAGCTCGTTTTACAGTAATAGAAAATAATGTTACTGGTTTGTCAGCAAGAGCTGAGTTTGGTGTAGATGTAAACGGGCATTTTACTGGAATAGATGTTCAAAATGGTGAAACAACTATAGGAAGTATTACTTTTACTGCAGAACAGTTTTCGTTGTTTGACCCAGCATTAAATAATAACCAAGGAGGTAGTGCTTTATTTTACGTAAATGGTCAATGGGAGTTCAGAGGTAAGCTAAGACTAAGTGATGACACATTACTAAACTCAGCAGATGATCTTGTACCTGCACCTTTTGGATTTAGTTATGACCCCAGCACAGGACAACACACAATAAGTAATGGTGTTGACGCAGATATTGTTTTATCAAACGGTACTACTCCCACTATTACAACGTCTTTAACTGACCCAGATAATGTTGTAATTACTATTAATGGTGTAGAGCACACTTTTCCAAAAGGATACGTTCCTGTATTAGGTTTTGACTATAATGACGGTAATACAGGTGATTATGTTAGTACTGTTTTTAAGCAAACAAATTTAACGGATAATGCACCATCTAAACCTACTGATGGTAGTTATGATGGCACTACAGAAGTAACCCCTACTTTGCCAGATGTGTGGACTGATGACCGCATGGAAATACTAAATACTAAAGTTAGGTGGGTATCTAGTAGAAGATACACTCAGGAGTTAACATACACAGATGGCGTAGCAAATTTACCTACTTGGTCAGCTGTAGGTGATTGGTCTTCTCCTGTTAAAGACGCTTTACCTGGTCCTCAAGGAGCTTCAGCATTTCAAATTTGGTCTGCAGCCAATAATGGCCAAGATATATCTGTATTTCTTGATTCACTAAATGCAGAAGATGGTATTGATGGTAATACTTGGTATTCAGAAACAGGTAATTCTGCAACTTGGGCTATAGGTATTGTTGGTGATTTCATATTATCAGATGGAAGTAACATATATAAGAAAACTGTATCAGTTTATTTTCCTACTGATTCTGTAAATCATGAATGGGTATTTGTTAAAAACTTGATTGGGCCATCTGCAAAATCTTTAGTTTTATCTTCTAGTGCAGGTGCGTTTTCGTATAAAGCTGATGGCACACTTATTAGTCCGACTTCTATTATTTTTTCTGCACAGTCTTCAGGACTAATTGGTAACACAACATGGAAAAAAGACGGAATTACTCTAGATGGGGTAGTAGGTCTTTCTTACACGTTAACATCTGCAACATTTAATTCTGCGGATAGCACAGTAATATCTGTTGAACAAGAAAACCTTTCAGATGCAACGACCATACATAAATTACAAGACGGACTTGAAGGTAGCTCACCTTTTCAGATTATTTTAAGTAACAGTGTGCATTCAATACCCACTCTTCAAGACGGCACCGATGGTGTGTACACAGGCTCAGAAACAACTGTAAAAGTTTTTGAGGGCACAACTCTATTAAATTATGACACTAGTGGAGAAAAGGGTACATGGACTGCAAGTTTATTAAATTCAGGTACTGCAGGAGCAAGTTCTTTAACATTTCATGCTGATACACCAATAGCCCCAGATATTACAAATTTAGTAGGTAACTCAGGTATACGTATTATTACCGTAACTGGTATTGCACTAGATGGAACAACACCTATAAATCTTAGTGCAGTTCAATCTTTTAGTAAAAACAAACAAGGAATATCAGGTAATTCTATAACTGTTCAATATTCGGCTGATGATGCTACGGATTATGATGCTGATTGGCATACCGAATTTACTCCTGCAACAGATAAGTACATGAGACAAAGAGTAGGTACAGAGTCGTGGAGTACTGCTATTCAAATAGTAGGTGAAGGTGGAAATACAGGAAACTATACAGACTACCAATTTGCTCTTTCTGCGCTAAGACCTACTACTACACCTACTTCAGCAAGTACTGAATGGACAGATAGCCCTAGTGATAGCTCGCTAACACAGTTTGTGTGGATGATTAAAGCTCAAAAAAATCATAAAGGTGAAGTTCAAGGTTCCTGGTCTGTACCAATTAGGTTAACAGGAGAAAGAGGTGAGCCTGGAGTATCTCCAGATCCTATTACACCAGAGCCTGGTGACGTCGGCCCAGGAGGTGCAGGCTGGTTTGTTACAATATCTGATGCAACTGCTAATGAACGACTACTAGTTTTAGGAGACATAGCTGATAATGGCGGTAACCCTGTAAGATGGAATGGGGAAGAATGGGTAGAACAAATAGCGTTTATTTCAGGTTCGTTATTAGTAGACGGAGCAATTACTGCACGTACTGTTTCTGCTGGAACAATAGGTGCAGCAGAAATAAATGTAGATAATCTTTTTGCTGAGGAAATAGACGTAACAGGTAGTTTAACTGTAGGTAATTCTAGCGGAGTGCACGCTCGTCTTACAGCAGGTAATAACAATCAGCCGTTATTTCGAGCCCAAGGTGTTAACGCTTCAGGTACTAATGTACCTCTTTTTGAAGTTAAACCTAATGGGCAAGGAGTAGTTAATGGTAATTGGCTTACATCAAACAGTTTACTAGGCAAAGCAATATCTCAAAATGCTATAGACTTTATTAGAAGCCAGTTAGGTTTAGACAATAACGTATCTGAAACATATGGAGGTAAACGTGATAGATCTTTTAACTTATCTACTGCAGGTACTTTTTCATTAGACTCATTTAATCATGGCTCTAATGACGTTACAGTCGCTATTAGTTTATCAGGGCAAGCTGATTTTGCCTTAGACGACAACATACCTACTGTTAGAATCAAAATATCTAACGGGGTAAACGAGATATACAATCAATTGCATACAGGTAGTAATACCATAATTGCACTTGGACGTTACGGTGAGCCGCCAGAATATCGTCAAGACATTGAAGCAGAAATTTTATTTACTGATTCAAGCTTAGAACCAGGTGAGCGAATTTATAGCGTAACGTTTAGTCCACTAACTTTTATGCAAGAGTTAGTAACAACAGTTGATTTTTCTATAGCAGAAGTAGTAACTCATTCAGGTGGAAGCGGAAGTGGATCTAGTTATGTTTTGCCTACAGCGTCCGCAGATGTAATTGGAGGAGTAAAAGTAGGCAGTGGATTAGTTATATCAGAAGGTGTTTTATCGAGTAATGGTATTGTTTCTGGAGAAACACAAAGTATCGAGGGCAGCATTGTACAAAGAGATATAGACAGAGACATATCAGCAAGGCTTTTTAGGTCAGAATTTACTGTAACTAACCCAGTTATTAATTACATTGTTACTCAGCAATTAATAGGCACCTCTAATAACTATATGCGTCCTTCAACGCCTGCGCAATTTAGACAACAAGTTACTGACAATTATTACCCTAAGTTATTAAATACTAATTCCTGGGAAGGAGTTAATACGTTTACTAAATCAAGTTATTTTAAAGACGCGTATATAGGTAATGGGACAAGTGGTAATTTTTACTCAGACGTACCAGGAAGAACAGCTTTTACAGGTGGGCACTTTTATATACAAAGTGGGTGCACTAACTATTACAATTACGCTGCAAATCAATATCACGGAAACACATATGGAACTAATCATTATTTTAGAGGTAATTATTTAAGTGGGAATAAATGGTCTATAAGTAACAGTGGTTTATTTTCAGGAACAGATGCTACAGCTACATCAGATATACGTTATAAAGTTAATTTAGCCCCCATAAATAAAGCTTTAGACAAAGTTTGTCAATTAAGTGGAAAAACATATGACCATTTAGAAAAACAAGGAGAAAGGTCAGTAGGGCATATAGCGCAAGAAGTAGAAGTTGTACTACCAGAAGCTATATACGAAGTACCAGATAAAAGATTAGGCTTAAAAAAAGTTATTAGTTTAAGTGCAATACCTGCTTTACACACAGAAGCAATAAAAGAATTAAAGCGTGAGAACGATAGTTTAAAAGAAAGGTTATCTAGGATAGAAGCTACTTTGACTCATTTAACGGATAAAAAGTAATGGCGGTATTTTACGTTAATGCTTATCAATCTGGATCATCAATGTATTTTAGCCCTAATACGATCAGTGGCATGGTGTACAACGATTATCTTCTTATAAGAAACATGTCTAATTCTAGACTTACTATTTCAGCTCAAGACCCTTTTAATTGGCAAGATACAGATGCAGCCCATTTTTATATAGAGCCTGGATCTTATTCGTTAGGAGACTTACGAGTACAGTACACATCTTTTATATTTAGCGCAGTAATTCTGGGAAGTACTGGAGGGTACTCTAATAGTTTAAGAGTAGACATAACAATACCGGCACCTATTGCACCTAGCTTGTTGTACACACCTGTCTTTAACAAAACAACTGGTGAAATATTTTTTGATTGGGCACAACCACGCAATACAACCAGTTACAACATAGACATACAGTATATGTACAACGACGCAGACACTGTTTGGATTGATGCACGAAACGAAACAATCGGAGTTGTTTCTAGTAACTACACTTGGACAGGAATGTCTCCTAGAAAAAGAAGATACAGACTAAGAGCTGTTGGGCCAGGAGGAACAAGTAGTTATTCTGTTTGGTCAAACTCAGTTAGCAATATATTAGGTAAAACTATAAGTAAACCAAATGTAGAAACAACAAACTCTTTTTTTACTTTTATGTCATGGAGTCCTGTGACTAACGCAAATAGATATTACGTTTACGTTAGTTACGCACCAATAGGCGGACAATTTACTGCACCCACATTTTATCAGTCTACTGACTCAACCAGCATGTTACTTCCTACAACTAGTGATGGTACAAGGATATACTCGTACTACGCTTACAACACAAGTACTCAAGAACAAAGTGAGTTTAGCCCAGAAAGTAATTCTTTGTTTAGAGCTACAGACAACGTACCTGAAAGTTTTAATGGTAGTTTAGGTGCAGACGTAAGTTTAGCTTTGCCTAGTTTATCTTATACAAGTTCTGAGTTTACAGTACAAGGCATGAATAGAGGAGTTACTGCTACTGCATCAATAATTGAAAGTAACGGAACAAACGCAACAGTATTACTATATGTAAATGGTGTTAACGAAGGTACTGCGGACTACTTGTATGCAGGACAAAAAGCAAAATTAGTTATGGTTTCACCTAGTGAATTTGGCGCGTATGCAGTTTACCGTTTAAATATTAATGGTGTGTATGACACAGTACGCATTACTAATAAATTAGCTAATTTAGATCCATTACCTTTTTCATTAGGTTCAAACGTTACAGGTGCGGGTTACGGACAAGTTTATACGTCTGTTTTTCAAATTCAAGGAATAGACGCACCTGTAAATATTAGTGTTACCAATGCGGTATATAAAATAAATTCTAACCCATATACTACAGGTGACAGTTTAGTAAACAATGGTGACACTATTACTGTTAAAATTACTGCATTTAGTACAGGTGGCGCTGAAAAAATATGTACTGTTACAGTACATAACACATCAAGAACTAGAAGCGTGACTGCAGTCAATTATCGGTATATATCTGCTACTAGTATCGTTTCTTTATCTACAATTAAAAGCTTTTTTGGTGGCAGAGGTACATTAACCCACTATTACAGAGGCGGCTTGTATGTACCTAATATTAGCCCAAATTCTAACATACCTACATCAGGTACCATCAAACTTACTGACTTTTTAAACTCAGCCAAAAATGGCTTAGCAAGTAGTTAGTAACCCACCACGAATAGGAACTAACAATGTTAACTAATATCCACTTTACTGACCCGCAGGGTATTGAGCACGCAGACGCAGTTTTTGTAATCCGTACTTCTAGTGAGCAAATAAACTCTAATAAATACAAAAATCTAAGTTCTACTGATTTTACTACTTTTGAAGAAGGAGAGAATAATCCAGAACCTTATGTAAACTTTGAGGTGTATTATTGGGCTTCTGCATCTTCTAAAGCTGCAGGAGCAGCACCTTACATACTTGTAAATCCTGAGCAAATTGGTATGTCTTTTTCTTTTATAGCAACAGAAGCGTATTTAGGTCTCGATTTAGAAGGTAAAGTCGATAAATATTTAACAGATGTAGTTCTCCCTTCGATGTTAGTAATAGACTAATATTCCACTAATATAGTAGGTAAGTTACTAATATAATTAAGTTTTCTTGCATACCTATAACGTAAGTTGTTTAATACGCGGCAAGCTCATACTAAGTATGAGTTTATCCCTCCCTTAACTTTATCAATAAGTTATAGATTAAAAAATGAATGAATACACAAAGCCTACCTTAAAAGAACCCACTAAGTTGACTAAGTGGAAAAAAGAGCCAAAGCTCAGTCAACTTAAGCAGGATTATGCTGATGCAAAAATTGAAACGGATAAGCATGTTAGCGATGTAGATCGCTGGCTTGATAATCTGCATATCAAAGGAAGTGCGAGAATTGCAAAAAGCAAAACACGCTCTAGTATTCAGCCAAAACTTATAAGGAAACAGGCTGAGTGGCGTTATTCATCCCTGTCAGAACCCTTCCTATCTACGGCTGACGTTTTTAACGTCAGCCCCGTCACCTTTGAAGATAAAAAAGCTGCAGAACAAAACCAACTAATTTTAAATCATCAGTTTAATAACAAACTGGATAAAGTGCATTTTATCGATGAGTACGTAAGAACTGCTGTAGATGAAGGCACAGTAATTGTTCGTACTGGTTGGGATTATGAAGAAGAAGTAATAGAAAAAGAACTACCAGTGTACTCTCAAAGAGTAAATCCTGATCCTGCTTATGCACAGCAATTGGCTCAAGCCGGTCAAATGTACCAGCAAAACCCAGAAGAGTTTGCACAACAAGCTACTGAAGAACTAAAAATGTCTTTACAAGCTTCTATGGAAACACAGCAACCTATTGAAGTATTTCAGTCTGGTACAGAAATAGTAGAAGAAACAGTAGTTACACGTAACCAACCTACTGCAGAAGTGTGTGATTACCGAGATGTAGTTTTAGACCCTACTTGTAAAGGTGTGTTAAAAAAAGCTAAGTTTGGTATATATCGCTTTACTACTTCATTAGAGGAGTTAGAGGCAGCAGGTTTTTACAAAAATTTAGATGAAATAGTTACTAACACTAATTCTATATTAGGTGAGCCAGATTACGATACTCCTGATAACGACACATTTAATTTTAAAGATGAGCCACGCAAAAAATTTATGGCTTATGAGTATTGGGGTTTTTGTGACTACGAAGAAAACGGTAAGTTACAAGGCTTTGTTGCAACTTGGGTTGGTAACACGTTAATACGTTTAGATAGTAATCCTTTTCCAGACCAAGAACTTCCTTTTGTAGCTATTTCTACATTACCTGTACGTAAGTCTTTATACGGTGAACCAGATGGTGAATTAATTAAAGATAACCAAGACGTTGTAGGGGCAGTTACAAGGGGCATGATTGATATTATGGCCAGTAATGCTAGTGGGCAAAAAGGTCGTCGTAAAGATGCTTTAGATATTACTAACCAACGTAGATATGATAAGGGTGACGATTATGAGTTTAATGTTCATGTTGACCCACGTCAGGCGTTTTACACGCATGTTCCTGCAGAGATTCCTAACTCATCTCAGTTTATGTATCAAATACAAAATATGGAAGCTGAGGCTCTCACAGGAGTTAAAGCATTCTCTGATGGCATCAACGGTACTTCTTTCGGGGATACTGCTACAGGTGTTAATGGCGTATTGGCTGCTTCTAGTAAACGCGAATCAGGTATCTTACGTCGTTTAGCAGACGGTATTGTGCAAGTAGCTAATAAGTTTATTTCTATGAACAGTGAGTTTCTTGCTGATGAAGAAATAGTGCGTATTACAAATGATGAGTTTATTGCTATAGATCGTGAAGCATTAGCAGGGCATTTTGATCTTAAACTCTCTATTTCTACAGCAGAAGAAGATAACCAAAAAGCGCAAGAATTGGCTTTTATGCTACAAACTACTGGCCCATCTTCTGACCCAGGTGAAGTAAGAATGATACGTGCAGAAATAGCACGACTTCGTAGAATGCCAGACTTAGCTAAAAAAATTGAAGATTACGAGCCACAGCCAGATCCAATAGAGCAAATGAAAGGTCAGTTAGAAATTGAGTTACTTAAAGCTCAAATAGCTGAAGTACAGGCAGAAGCTGCACAGCGGCAAGCCACTGCACAACTAAATATGAGCAAGTCTGCAGAAGTAGATTCACAAACTGATCTTAATAATCTTGACTTTGTTGAGCAAGAGTCAGGTGTTAAGCAAGAACGTAATCTACAAAAACAAGGTGAACAAGCTAAAGCTAATGCCAAATTAGAAATGGTTAAGTCAGCTTTAGCATCAGATAACCCTACTAAATAGCCTACCTACACTCCCTTTCTGGGAGTGTTTTCTTAAACCTAAGCTGTGTCTCAAGACCAGGACAAGGAATAATCATGTACGAACAAAATATAGAAGATCAAATCCAATCTGTAGAAGTAAGCATTGAAAGTGCTAAAGAGGCTGTTGAAAAACGTAAGTCTGTGCACCGCTTAACTAAAAACAAAGACTTTAAACGTATTGTTCTTGATGGGTACTTTGAAAAAGAGGCCATACGTTTAGTGCTATTAAAAGCAGATCCAAATTTTCAAACTACAGAATCTCAAGCTGATTTGATTAAGCAAATGGACTCTGTAGGTGCATTTCGTAATTATTTACATACGCTTATCCAATTAGGTGAAATGTCAGCTCGTGCTTTGGAAGAAGACGAAGAGACATTAGCCGACTTGCGTTCAGAGGCTTAATCCATGACCGAAGATGTTAATCCACTATCTATGTCTGATGAGCAGTTTATGGAAACAGGAGATGCATATGACATTTCTGAACCAGAAGTTGAAGAAGACACTATTTCTGCAGAAGAAGTTGAAGAGTCTGCAGCCGAAGGCGAAGCAGACGACTTAGATCAAGAAGAGGTTACTGAATTAGATGAACCGGTTGAGGAAAAGGAAGCAGTTGAAGAAGAACCTTTTGAGGAGACAAGTGATGCTGAAGAACCTGAGCCAACTAAAAGAGAAGAAGAACCTGACAGTCAAATAAACTACGAGAGCGAGTATAAGAAGATACTGGCTCCTTTTAAGGCCAATGGTAAAGAGATACAGATTGAGTCTGTTGAAGATGCCGTACAGCTCATGCAAATGGGTGCTAATTACAACAAAAAGATGTCTGCGCTAAAACCCAACCTTAAACTACTTAAGATGTTGGAGAATAATAGCCTGCTCACAGAAGAAAAGTTATCTTACCTTATCGACTTAGATCGTAAAGACCCAGCAGCGATTAAAAAGTTAGTCAAAGATAGTAAACTTGATACATATGATTTAGAAAGTTCTGACGATGAAAGTGAGTATCAACCTAAAACTTACACTGTCGATGATACTGAGTTAGCACTGGATGCCGTCCTTGAAGAGATTTCAAGTACTCCGTCATACAGTACTACTGTAGATGTTATTGGTACTAAGTGGGATGAAACAAGCCGACGAGATATCGTTAAAAATCCTGAAATAATCAGAGTTATAAATGAGCATGTCTCTAATGGCATATACGAAAAAATAGCTACTGAAATGGAACGTGAAAAAATGCTTGGGCGGTTGTCAGGAATTTCTGACATTGAAGCATACCGTCAAGTGGGAGATCGACTTTCTGCTGAAGGCAAATTTGGTGTTGCTACACCTATTGCCCAATCTAGCCAAACTACCGAAATTCCTACAAAACCACGAGCAAAAGCCCCAGACCCAAAAGTTGTTGAACGTAAGCGTGCTGCCGCACCTACTAAGTCCAATCCGTCTGCTTCTACCAGCACTAAAGAATTTAACCCATTGTCCATGTCTGATGAAGAGTTTGAAAAATCTTTTTCAGAAAAATACACATAAATAGGTAGCACAAAATGTCAGCATTAAAACAGCAGTATAATGAACCCGTAGGCGGAACAGCCTCTAGTGTAGGTGCTCAGTTACGTACAGATCACTATTCCAAAAAAGCACTAATTGAAGCAGTAAAAGAAGAGTATTTTGGGCAGTTGGCTTCTAGCCGTAACATGCCTAAAAATATGGGTAAAACACTTAAGTTGTACCATTACTTACCTTTACTAGATGTACGCAACGTTAACGACCAAGGTCTTGATGCAGCAGGAGCAACAATTACTAACGGTAACTTGTATGGCTCATCTAAAGACGTAGGTACTATTGGTGGTAAGATTCCATTGCTATCAGAAAACGGTGGGCGTGTTAACCGTGTTGGCTTTAAGCGTTTAGTGCTTGAAGGTACAATTGAAAAAATGGGTTTCTTTGACGAGTACACACAAGAGTCTTTAGACTTTGACTCTGATGAAGATTTAATGATGCACGTTAATCGTGAAATGGTTGTTGGTGCAGATCAACTGACTGAAGCTATGCTTCAAGCTGATTTGCTTACTGCCGCTGGTACTATTAAGTACGCTGGAAATGCAACAACAAAACTTACTGTTGGTCCTGATGACTTAGTTACTTATGATGACCTAGTTAAACTTGGTATAGACCTTGACAACAATCGTACTCCTAAGCAAACCAAAGTAATTACAGGTACTCGTATTATCGATACCAAAGTTATTTCTGGAGGACGACCTATGTATTGTGCGTCAGAGTTGCTTCCAACTTTGATGGCAATGGTAGATTACCACGGAAATCCTGCATTTATTGAGGTAAAACACTACGCAGCTAATGGTAGTACTTTACGTGGTGAAGTCGGTTCTATTGCTGGTTTCCGCATTATTAATCCGTTGGAAATGCAACGTTATGAAGGTGCAGGCGCTACAGGTGATGCAACTAGTTATGAGACTGGTGGCAGCGTTGATGTGTTTCCAATGCTTGTTGTTGGTGATGAATCTTTTGCCACTATTGGTTTTCAAACTGACGGAAAGTCCGTTAAGTTTAAAGTCACACACAAAAAACCTGGCGTTGAAACTGCGGATCGTACTGACCCGTATGGCGAAACTGGTTTTATGTCAATTAAATGGTACTACGGCTTCTTGCCACTACGTTCTGAACGTATTGCAACATTGTTAACAGCTGCTAAAGCTTAGTAACAATAAATAACCCCCAGCCTCCTTGCATTCGTAAGGAGGCTTTTTTCCTTCCCATACCCTATTGAGTTACATACATGAATGATATTACCAATGATGCACCTAACGAGTTAGACACATTAAAAGAACGTGCAACTACTATGGGCATTAAGTTTCATCCCAGCATTAGCATAGATAAACTTCGTGACAAAGTTAATGTTGCACTTCAGCCAACAGAGGAAGTAGCTCCTATATCTAAAAAAGCTGCTGTAATTAAAGCTCGCAATGAAGCTTCTGCTCAAATACGTGTAAACGTAGTTTGCATGAACCCTGCTAAAAAAGAGTGGCAAGGTGAGATATTTATTACTGGAAATACCCGTATAGGTACTTTTAAAAAGTATGTGCTTTTTGACACAACTGATGGATATCATGTACCTAAAATTATATACGACCTATTAAAAGCTAAAAAATTTCAAATGTTTAAAACTGAAACTACACGAAATGGTGTTGCTAAACGTGTCGGTATTTTAGCTAATGAGTTTGCTATTGAAACACTACCTCAACTAACAGAAACAGAGTTAGCTGATTTAGCTAAGCAACAAGCAGCGAGAGGTTAATATGAGTTTTGAGTTGCTTACTGAAGGTACTATAGAGGGTAACGGTGTATTTGATCGTTTAATGGCAGTTACTAAAGCACACTTAGATACTGAGTACTCTAAAAATAGGATGTCTGGTGAAGAGTATGCAAAAGCGTACACAAGTATTACAACTACGGTACTACAGCAAGCAATTCAATATTCTTTAACTGAAGCTCAATCTGTAGCACAAGTAACTTTAACAAACGCACAGACTGATAAAATTCTTATAGATAAAGAAATAGCTGTTGTACAAAAAGCTAACTTAACTTTAGAAGGGGAAAATATACTTAAACAAGGTCTTCGTTTAGATAAAGATTTAGAGTTAATAGACCTACAAAAAACTAAATTAACTGCTGACACAAATATGACTACCCAGCAAATTGCTAACTCAGTTATAGAAGGTAGTAACCTTACTAAACAGGGTGATACTTTAGTTAAGTCTATAGAGATGGTTAATGCGCAAATAACTAAATTAGGTGTGGATTCTGATGCAGTTACTGCACAGTCAGCTAATACTGTGTTAGAGGGATTTAACATTGTTAAGCAAGGTACTAGTTTAGACAAGTCAATAGATATGGTTAATGCACAACTAACTAAATTAGCTGCTGATACTAGTATGGTTACTCAACAAGAAGCAAATGCTTTATTGGAAGGAGGAAACATTACTAAACAGGGTAATGCTATAAATAAAAACATTGAATTAAGCTCTGAACAAATAACAAAGCTATCTGCAGATACTTCAATGGTTGTTCAACAAGAAGCGAATGCTTTAATTGAAAATGCAAACCTTACTAAACAAGGTAATATTTTAGTTAGTGAAGTTAGCTTTATTGCAGCAAAAATAACTAAATTAGGTAAAGATAATGAACTTATAGAGCAACAAAAATCCAATCTTTCTGCAGAAGCCACTGCAATACCTGGGCAGATTATTAACACGGCTGCAAAAACAACTAGTATTGGCGTACAGGATTTACAAACTACTGCGCAAACAAATTTAATTAGTCAACAAAAGCAAAACTTGGCTGAAGAATTATTTAACGTAAGTAAGCAAGCTGCTGTGCTAGATGAACAAGTGTTTAAGATACAAGCTGAGACAACTAACATTGGTACTCAAACGTTAAACACATCAGGTCAAACAGCACTTTTAACTCAGCAAAGACTTAACGTAATTGCTGAAGGACTACTTATACCTAAGCAAGGACCTATATTAGATGAACAGCTTGCAAAACTTCAAGAAGATATAGCGGAATCTGTAGTTGCTCAATCTAAAATTTCTGCTGAAAAGTTATTGATAGACGCTCAAGCTGCAAAAGTGTCTGAAGATATTTTACAAGTTACTGCTTCTATTGCTAAAACAGGAAAAGAAATTGATGTACTTAGCCAGCGTCAGAAAACTGAAGTAGCTCAAATTAGTGACGCAGTTAATGGAGCAGAAGTAGCGGGTGTAGTAGGTAAACAAAAAGAATTATATTCTGCACAGGTTGACGGCTATGCAAGAGATGCAGAACAAAAAGTGTTAAAGACATTGGCTGATGTATGGGCTGTACAACGAACTACTGATAGTGGTCTGCAACCAGGTGGAGCAGGATTATCTGATTCTGCAATAGCATCAGTAGTTGCTAAAGCTAGAGCAGGAATTGGTAGTTAATGTTTATCTTTAACAGCAATACAAAGAATGGAGATAAGGGGGCGTAAGCCTCCTTTTTTTATTATGGGATTATTTAGTAAAAAGAAAACTGTCGTATCAAGTACAGCAATGGCTCTTTTTGATGTAGACCCTGCACCTATACAAGAAAGCGTCATTAGAAGTATATTTCGTGGAGAACGTATTGGGCAAAGTTTAATAAGTGATGCTATTAATGGAAGTAGTAAATTAGCTAACTATTACCACTATGGTAAGCATGAGTATACTCGTGGTCTTCCTGTGGGAACTACTGAGAAAATAATATTTGAAACAGATGAAATTAAAGAATACATCCAAAGCATGGAATCTTTGGTTACTAAAGTTACATCTGTTGAATTAGAGTTAAATGAGCCAGAGTTCTTTTTAAAAGATTACCTTGTATCAGAGTATGGGTATAACCGCATTACTAATCACATCGAAGAAATACCAGCAGATATTTTATTAGTAATGGATACAGATTCTACAAATCACTTAAACTTAGCAAATGAAGCATTACAAGGGCACATGGCCGCGCAGCAGGCCTTTGTGCCGGTGAATAGAGTAGTAACCACTGCTACTACTTATCAAGGAAGACCGGCTAATAAAGAAGAGACTATTGATGTTATTAGTGACGAAATAATAAGTACTCTTCCTGGCTTCATTAAGCATGTAGCATATTATGGTAAAGAAATAGACGCTGGTACAGGTCAAAGTATTGATTACACTTTATCTTTTGAAGGTACGCTTAAATTACATACTAAAGGAAAAGCACTTGTTAGTTACACTGAAGTTACTAACACAAAGTACATTTTTACTGATGACCTTACAGAAAGCGATTCTGTAGTTACTACTGGAGAATTAATTGAAACAGAGGGATATACTGAAGAGTTTATTGAAGTACTACATTACCCTTACACAGTTAGTTACAACCAAGTTATAGATCAAATTAATGCTTATTACTACATAGAGTATTATGTTGTTGAAAACAAATTAGTCATACCAAAACATTTGCTTTATTCGGAAAATGATTACGGCCCTACTTTCCCTAAAAGTAGTAAAGAAGACGAAAATCCTTATTATCCAGTAGTAATGCTTAGGCAAAATAATGAAGACTTGTTTGCAGAATCAGAAATAAATACACCTGATTACATTAGCAGCAAAAAATTATTAAATATCTATGGAATTGATGTAGCAGAGCTAGCTAATAACCTTAATGAAAACCCAGACATAGATCAAGTAGACCATATTTATTTAGTGTCTGGGGTAGCACTAAATACTGAAAAAGAAAGCGGTCTTAGTTACTTAATTAACTATTTTGACTATGTATCAGATGTAGCAGTAACACCTGAAATACCTCGAATTGTAATTGAAAGAGGTAGAAGCGTTTACAATTATCAAGAACACATATTACATCAAGGAGTAACTTATGGTTTAAATTCAGTAAGTATTAAAGAAGGTGGATTAGATTCTTCTATTTACTGGACAAAGATAGAAAAACAACTTTTACAAGGGCGTATAGGTAAAATTGGTTTTGTTAAGTCAAAAATAACTATTAAAGATAAAATGGAGTTAATTACTTTTAGTGAGCAAATTGACAAAAATACTTACAAAGAAATTAAGGTTTACAATCTTAAGCACATAGACCGCATTTATAAAAATTATACAGTAGAAACCAACCTTAAAGATTTACTTAATAAACCCGACGAACACACTATAGTAGTTCCTTTGCACAGTGTGGTGGTAGAAAGTTTGCCCTCATTTACAAGAAATGCTTTGTTTTATGGGGCACCTCATTTAGTTTTTTACTCACATGATGTTATTAAACTTAAGTGGTACCAAACTGGGCTGTTTAAAGCATTTATGTTAATCGTTGCAATAGTTGTTTTGGTTTACACAGGTATAGACGTATACACTGTGTTTGCGGCTACTTTGGCAACAGAAGGAGCTGTAGCTGCTGCAATATACTTAGCTACTGTAGTACTACAAAGTATAGCGTTATCTTACGTCTTTAAATATTCAATAAAAGTACTAGGTCAAGAGTTTGCATTCTTAGTTGCTATACTTGCGTTTGCAGCATCTTTAATGGGTGACTTTAGTGGCGTAAGCACTTTAATGACTTCATGGGCTGAAGAGCTTATGTTAGCTTCAGCAGGGTTAAGTAAAGCTATATCTGATGACATTGCTGAAGACTTAAAAGACCTCATGGATAAAATGAGTGTTTTTCAAGAAGACGCTAAAAGCTTAATGGATGAACTAGAGCAAAAACAAGAGTTACTCGCACCATCTAAGTTACTAAATCCTATGGAATTTGCTAGAGTAGAACCAGTAATTAATTTAAATGAATCACCTAGTGATTTTTACAACCGCACCATTCACAACGTTAACGTCGGACCGCTAGCCTTTAGCGCAATAGAAGATTTCGTTGATATCAATTTAGCCCTCCCAAAAGTTAATCACAATTTCTAAGGATACCTTCTAATG